GGAGTAGCCTTAAGAGGCATGGGAAAAGCTTTTATGAAGGGTGGAAGAGTCTAACAAATTAAAGAAAGAATTATGGACGGAGTCCAATTATTATTTAAACTAAAGAAGTTAGTCGAACTGAGACGTGATGATGTGGTCAATGGCATGATCGGCGGTGTTGACAATTTTGAAAAATATCAATATATGTTAGGTCAGATAAGAACGTATCATTATCTTTTACAGGAAATCTCTAACCTGCTAAAAAACAAGGAGCCAAATGAAGACGGAAACGTTGTTAAAATTAAAACCGAAGATCACCCTACCAAAATCTGATCTAGTTGGGTTAAAGAAACCAAAACAAATTACCAAAGAATCAACAAAGCTCCCTCAACCTACAGGTTGGAGAATTCTTGTACTGCCCTTTAAGATGGGAGAAAAAACTAAAGGGGGAATTTTAATGGGACAAGACACATTAGAAAAGCAACAAGTGGCTTCTCAATGTGGAAACGTATTAGCGATGGGTCCTGATTGTTATCGGGACAAAAGTCGTTATAAGCAAGGACCTTGGTGTAAAGTAGGCGACTGGGTTATGTTCGCTCGTTATGCTGGGTCTCGAATAAAAATAGAGGGCGGTGAAGTACGGTTGCTTAATGATGATGAGATCTTGGCAACCATCAAGAATCCAGAGGATATCTTGCATGAATATTAACATAGGAGGAAACTATGCCTGACGAAGCAAAAAAGGCTGAAGAAGTCAAAGAAGAAAAAACAATTGATCTCGACACCAGTGGACCGGATGTTGAAGTCACATTGCCAGAAGAAAAAGACAAAGCTGTAGTAGAAATAAAAGAGGAGGTAAAGGATGAAAAATCTACTGAAGAACCTGTTAAGTCCGATGACGCACCTGCGAAATCTGATGAGCAGCCTGATGTTCAGGAAAGTAAACCTGAAACAGAAGAAGACCAAAAACAAGAACTAGAAGACTATGGCAAAGGCGTAAAAGTACGTATTGCTAAACTAACTAAACGTATGCGTGAAGCGGAACGTCAAAGGGAAGCTGCACTTACATACGCTAAATCTGTGCAAGGAGAACAGAAATCTCTTAAAGACAGACTCTCTAAATTAGATACGGGTTATGTCAAAGAGATGGAAGATCGAATCACTTCCAGTGTAACTGCCGCTGAAAGCAAGCTTAAAGCTGCTCGAGAAGCGGGTGATATTAGCGGTGAAGTAGTTGCACAAAAAGAAATTGCTAAATTGGGTTATGAAGAAGCAAGACTTGCTGAAATGAAAGTAACTCAAAAGCAAGAAGAAGAACAACGTAAAACCTTAAGTGAAGGGACAATACCTCAAGCTCCACTTCAACCTACACCGGATGCAAGAGCAACCGAATGGGCACAAAAGAATAGTTGGTTTGGCAAAGATAATGCCATGACTTATACCGCTTTTGATTTGCACAAGAAGTTGGTTGATGATGAAGGCTACGATCCACAATCTACAGATTACTATGGAGAATTGGATCGAAGAATAAAGCTTGAATTTCCCAACAAATTTGGTAATACTACAGTACAAACGTCCAAACCTAAACAAACTGTAGCTTCGGCTACGCGAACAGGTTACAAAGAAGGACGCAGAACTGTGAAACTCACATCCTCACAAGTAGCAATTGCTAATAAATTGAATGTGCCACTGGAAGAGTATGCGAAACAATTAAATATCGTGAAGGAGACCTAAGCATATGGAAACTGATAAAGTGAAAAAAGCCCCTCGCGCGTCCGAAACTAGAGCTAAAGAAGTTCGTGAAGTTGTATGGACACCGCCGTCATCTTTAGATGCGCCGCCTGCACCAGATGGATTCAGGCACCGTTGGATAAGATCTGAAAGTCTTGGTTTTGATGACCAAAAAAATATTTCAGGTCGACTAAGATCTGGATACACATTAGTTATGGCTAGTGAATTCAAAGATCAAGGTTATCCCGTTGTTGAATCCGGTAAATATACAGGCGTCATTGGAGTTGGTGGGCTGTTGCTGGCCAGAGTGCCTAACGAGATCGCCGAAGCACGTCAAAAGTATTATGCTGATAAAGCTAAGGACCAAGACGATGCTATCAAAACAGATCTACTGAGGGATCAGCACCCGAGTATGCCTATCACTGTTGATAGACACTCGACGCAAACCTTCGGTGGTAATAAGAAATAGTTTTTTAACAATTTCTGCTATCAACGAATTTAATTAACCGTCTATATTTTATAGACAACGGAGGAAACAACTATGGCAAATCAAGATGCCGCTTTCGGTCTAAGACCGTTAAAGTCAGTTGGTCAAGGAGACGACTCCACAGGAATGAGTTCCCATACGATTGTCGCTGGCGATGCTAGCACAATCTTTCAAGGTTCACCAGTTATCGCAGCTGCAGGCTATGTCGATGCCTCAACTGCCGGTGCTGTACCTAATATGGGCGCATTCTGGGGATGTTTCTACAACGACCCAACTACATTGAAACCTACGTTTAAAAACTACTATCCTGGAAGCATAACACCGCCTTCTAGCGCAAATATAGAAGCTTTTGTTTATGACAGTCCTAGTCAAATGTTTGAAGTTCAATCAGACAATGCAGGTGCGTCAGCACAAGCCGATGTATTTTCTAATGCCGACTGGGTATCGGGAACTATAGCATCAGGTAGTACTTTAAACGGGGTGAGTTCAGCTGAACTAGATGACAGCACAATTGCTGCTTCTAGTGATGCCGCTGCTCAACTTTTAATAATCGGTGTTTCCCGTGATCCAAAAAATAGTGATCTAGGCTCAGCTAATGTAAATTGGCGTGTTCTGGTTAATATGCACTTATTTGGTCATGGTGTAGGCACTGTAGGAGCTGGATAAGGAGTAATTATGGCTATATCACGACAACAACTAGTTAAAGAACTAGAACCAGGCCTAAATGCTTTATTCGGCTTGGAGTACAAACGATACGACCAGGAACATAAAGAAATTTATGTAACTGAGTCTTCTGACAGAGCTTTTGAAGAAGAAGTAATGTTATCGGGCTTTGCTAATGCATATGTTAAACCGGAAGGTTCAGCAGTTGCTTACGACAATGCTCAGGAAACATTTACTGCAAGATATACTAACGAAACAGTAGCTCTTGCATTTGCTTTAACTGAAGAAGCAATGGAAGATAACTTGTATGACAGACTCGCGTCTCGTTATACAAAAGCACTAGCTCGATCCATGTCTAATGCTAAACAACTAAAAGCAGTTGTACCTTTTAATCAAGGGTTGCCTACTACAGACAACTATGATTCAGGGGACGCTGTTTCTTTGTTTAACACATCACATCCATGTATTGGGCCGACGTTTCAAAACACGTTATCTACTCAATCAGACTTAAACGAAACATCGTTAGAGCAAGCGTTAATTGATATCGCTGCAATGACTGATGAACGTGGTCTGAAAATTGCTGCAAGAGGAATGAAAATGATTGTTCCACCTGCTAATCAATTTAATTCTGAAAGATTGTTAAAATCTCAAGGAAGAGTTGGAACAGCTGATAATGATATCAATGCTATCAAAAACATGGGGATGGTTCCTCAAGGTTATAGAGTAAATCACTATCTAACAGATACTGATTCTTGGTACATAATCACGGATGTTCCTAACGGAATGAAACATTTTGATAGATTACCTATCCAAACTAAAATGGAAGGTGATTTCTCAACTGGAAACGTTAGATACAAAGCTAGAGAAAGATACTCATTTGGAGTATCCGACCCTAGAGGTGTCTTCGGCGTTGAAGGTGCTTAATCAATAAATTAGAAGTGAGGCGGCCACAAAGTCGCCTCATTTCGACTATAAAGTAAGAAATTCACTATGAAAAACTTCCGAATACAAATCCGCTGGAGAGGCTACTATGCTAATTTTAATGTTCAAGCTGAGGACACTAAAGAAAGCGTGGAAAAATCAATCCTTGACAAACTGGGAAAAAATGAGGTAAAGTTTGAATCTGATGGATTCAGTTGTAAATCTGTTGGATGGATAACCTATGAGGAGGTTAACAATGACTCAAGACCAATACACTACGAAACGGTCCTTGGAACTCGAGTGGCATCAAGAACACCTGAAGGAGGGCAGATATAATATACATATGGGATATATCGACAAAAAAATTCAGGAAATTGTTAAAGAGATTGTTGCAAAGAGTTTGAAGAAGCAACTCGTCTTACTCAACAAAAAGACGCCAAGCCCGAAGTTTCGATAGCCACTTAAGCGCTATCAAAAATCAACTTTTTACTATAAGATCACTTGCGCCAAATTCAAATTTAGAGTATTGGATTAGAAAGAAATTATCAGATGACAGACTACACAAGTAAAGCTTTTCAAGAGGAACACAGTGATGGCTATCGCAGAAATGCCGAGAAGAAACTTACAAATTTAAACAAAAATAGACACTGGGATGGAAAATCTCGACCCGTGACTCAAAAGTATAAAGATAACTGGAATGATATTTTTGGTAAGAAGGAAAATAACTCCTTGCACTCTATTTAAAAAAACGCTATAAAAAAAATACTATACAATTATTAATAGAACGTAGACGAGTATAGTCGACGGCCTAGAGACTACGTTCACATAATCTAGGAGGATTATAATATGGCAAACACAACTTTTCAGGGAACGGTAAGAGCAGAATCTGGTCTTAAAGTTTCTACGAAAGCAGCGGCAACGGGTGCATATACTGATTATTTTACAGTTAGTTCATCAGGCGCTGTAACTGCTAAAGGAGCAACAGGTTTAGCAACAACAGCTTTAATGACTGTTGGAACTGGTATATCTGCAGTAACAGCAGCAATTGTAAAACATTCAGTAGTACTTGTTGGTAATATATATGAAACAACTATTGCTTTAGATCTAACAGGTTTAAGTTCAAGTGCTGCAGCCGATATTATCGGTAAAGAAGCAACTGCTAATTGTCACTATGGACAAATTACAGCAGCTATAAACGGTACTATTTTATCTGGTTACTTACAATGTTTAGAAACACCAACTACTGGTGAACCAGACATTGATTTGTATTCAGCGAATGAAGCTACAGGTGCTGAAGACGCTGTAGTAACAGGTTTAACTGAAACAGCATTGCTGGCAACAGCAGTTGATTGGACTGGTATACTAGCTCCAAAAGGCATAACAACTGTACCACCGGCTAATGATTATTTATATTTAGCTGGTTCAGGTGGTGGAACAGATGGTGTATATGACGCTGGAAAATTTATACTTAAATTTTACGGATACAGCGCGTAATAATTAATTAATATTAGGTGGAGCTTAGGTTCCTCCTAATAAATTAAGGAGAAAATTTATGTCAACAGATATAAAATCATCTGCAGTAATTACAACTACAGCACTCGACGCTGATGGTTTATCAACTGCAGCAGCCGTTGGAAATAATGCAGCACTTACTTTAGGTGGAGCATTAACTTCTGGAGGAGCTTATACAGCAGACACTGGAACAGCTAGACAAATTACACTTTTAAGTGCAGGTGACGATTCAGGAATTACATTTACAGTAGTAGGAACGGATGTTAATGGAGATGCTTTATCAGAAACTGTTACTGGAGCAAATGCTGGTACAGCAACAAGTACAGGATATTTTGCAACAATATCGTCAATAACAGCGGTCGGAAACCCGGCAGGTAATATGTCTGCAGGAATTAATTCTGAAGTAGCAGGAATTGTTTTTGAAGGTCGTACACGAGTTAAAAATTTAAATTGGACTGGTGGCGGTGCTATTGGATCAATTTACGTAAGAAATAGTGGAACAGCAGGAACAAGTTTAATAACAGTTCGTTCTAATGCTACTTTAGGAGTTAATGATCATCTTAGTTTAGCAGCAGACGGGGTTGTTTTTCCTGATGGAGCTTATATTACTTATACAGAAACTCAGTGTAATAGTGTAACGGCATTTTACGGATAGTAGGTAGCTCATGGCGAATACTACTTCCGGAACAGTAACGTTCGACAAAACATTTGCTGTTGATGAGATTATCGAAGAAGCTTACGAACGAATTGGCTTACAATCTGTTTCGGGATATCAATTAAAAACAGCAAGACGTTCTTTAAATGTAATGTTTCAAGAATGGGGCAATAGAGGATTGCATTACTGGGAAGTAGGCGATACCAATATTGATCTTGTTGAAGGTCAAGCTGAATATATTTTCTACAGAGCAACAGGCGACGGTACTTCTGCAACAACCGCTGGAGGAACAACAGGAACCTCTACTTATGGTTTAGCTGATGTTTTAGAAGCTACTCTTAGATCCGATAGAGGAACAACTTCTGAAGCTGATTCTTCACTTACAAAAACAGATCGAGCAACTTATTCTGGTCTAGCTAATAAACTATCTAAAGGAACTCCTTCTAGATATTTTGTTCAAAGACTTGTTGATAAAACAACGGTCACTCTTTACCCAACACCTGATTCATCCAGTGCATCAAAAGATGTTCATATTTTCTTTGTCAAAAGAATTCAAGACGCTGATTCTACGTATACCGATGCAACAGACACTCCTTATCGATTTGTACCTTGTATGGCATCAGGATTATCATTTTATTTAGCACAAAAATACGCTCCACAAAGAGCACAAGAATTAAAATTATTTTACGAGGATGAATTAGCAAGAGCACTATCAGAAGATGGTTCTTCTACAAGTGTTCATATTCTTCCTAAAACTTATTACCCAGGAACATAATGGCATTCGCAAGAGGAAAATACGCAAAAGCAATATCAGACCGATCAGGTATGGAATTTCCATATAATGAAATGCTGAAGGAATGGAATGGTATGTTAGTGCATAAATCAGAATATGAAGCCAAGCATCCTCAGTTAGAGACAAGAGGTACTGGAGCAGAGGGACATGGTTTAGAACATGTAAGACCCGCAAGAGAAGAAAATGAAGTATCTAGAATGCTAGATCCTAATCCTTTTGAAACGATTGCAGCAGCTTCTGGAATTTTAAATGTATTTGAAAAATCTCATGGAAGAGATACCGATGACACAGTAAGATTTAGAGGTCCTATTTGGACAAGTTCGGATTCTGATGCTTATCAAAATCCAGTTGGCTTTGATGGTATTACAGGAGCTAATCTTGCATACTCATCAGGCTATTCAATTACCGTTGGCAAAAGAGATTCAAGCGGAGATATTACAAATACAGATGACTACTATCACTTTACTGTGAATACAAACACTGCTACAAGTGGAGGAGTATCAGGAGGAGGCAATAATTGTTCGGCTGGTCCGGCAACTTTAGAGGCATAATATGGCAGGATTTACTTATTCAACACTCACAACAGCAATTCAAAATTACACAGAAGTAGGAACTTCAGTACTTTCAAGTACGATTACCGATCAATTCATCGATAACTCTGAGCTTAGAATTTTAAGGGAAGTTCCAATAGATGCCGATCGAAAAGAAATGATTGGCAATTTAACAGCTTCAAAAGACAATGTTTATGCTCCTGCTGGAACCTTATTTGTTAGAGATCTTCAAGTTTATACTTCAACATCAGTTACGACAGGAGCCAACAGCTTTTTAATCAAGAAAGATATTAGCTATCTTAGAGAATATGATGCCGCTGAAACAACGACAGGAACACCAAAATACTATGCAATGTCGGGCGGAGCAGAAGGAACTGGAGCAACGTCTTCAGGACGAATTACCATTGTGCCAACACCGAGCTCGGCTTTTATGTACAAAATTCATTACAACGCTAGACCGATAGGATTAAGTTCGGCGAATACGACAACTTATTTAAGTCTTAACTTTGGCAATGGATTATTGTATGCATGTCTCGTAGAAGCCTTTAGCTATTTAAAAGGTCCGCAAGATATGCTACAACTTTATGAACAAAAATACCAAACCGAAGTACAGAAGTTTGGTGCAGAACAATTAGGTCGAAGAAGACGAGACGATTATACGGATGGAGAACCTCGTATACCCGTTCCGGTTCAGACACCGTAAGGAATTAAAATATGGCAACACTAACAACAACTATCAAAGAAGCAATCACTCTCAACAACATAGATTATGGATCGGAAAGATCTTTGGATATTTCCAGTGTTAATGAAGTTGTAAAAAGAGTTGTAACTGCGAGTACAACCGAATGTGGATTAATAGGATTTATATCGGCAATTAGCGGCGTAGGTGTCACTGCAAACAAAGTCGGTTATATTGCAGGAATGTTTGATGATGGTGATGTTAGATATATTAGAATTACAAATTTAGATTCATCTAATCATATTGTGTTAACGTTTAGAGATGAAGACAACACAGAATTTAAAATGAAGGTCGATGCTGGTCACTCGTTTATTTATCCAGGTGATAATAGTGGTGGCGTAGTGGACACGATGAAAGCAGCGGGATCCGCTTTAGCTTCAGGTCTTTCTGACTTAGTAGATATCACCGTGGATGCAGACACTGCAGCATGTGATGTGGAGGTTTTTGTAGCAAGCGCATAGGATAAATTATGGCATCAAGTTATACGGTACTCGGTACAGAGAAAATGACAACTGGCGAGAACGCCGGTACATGGGGAACAACAACTAATACTAATTTAGTAATTTTAGAACAAGCTCTTGGTGGCTATCTTGCAAAATCCATAGCAGGTTCAGCACAGACAACTACATTGGCTATTACTGATGGAGATTCAACAGCATCAACTTCTGAGGCTCGTCATCAAGTTATAAAATTAACAGGAACGATTACAGGAAATCAAGTTGTCACGGTTCCTAATGATATCGTAAAAACATACATCGTTTCAAATGCAACATCAGGCGCTTATACCGTTGTATTTCAAACTGTTTCAGGATCCGGCTTTACTTTTGCTGCAACTAATAAAGGCGTAAAACTTTTATTTGCTGATGGCACAAACGTCGTTGATTCAGGTATTGGATCTGTTGGAACATATGATCTGGATGGTGCTGAGTTAACTCTCGACGCTGATTCAGATACAAGCATTACAGCTAGTACTGATGATCAAATAGATTTCGAAATCGCAGGCGCTGATGATTTTACAATGACAGCCAATGCATTCAATGTATTAACGGGATCTCATGCAACGTTTGCGGATAGTGCTAATGCTAAATTTGGTACTGGCAATGACATGCTGATGTATCATGATGGATCTAATTCATATATTACAAACGCGGTAGGCGCTTTAAAAATTGCAACTGAAACTTCTGGAATCGCATTAACAATCGGTCACACTACTTCAGAGACAACAATAGCTGACAATCTTACAGTAACAGGAACTTTAACAGGTACTCTAGCAACAGCTGCACAAGGCAGTGTAACTAGTCTTGGTACTCTTACAACTTTAACCGTTGATAATATTATTACTAACGGTGCTACAATTGGACATACAAGTGATATAGATTTATTAACACTTGCTGATGGTGCATTAACAGTTGCTGGGACTATTGGTTCTGGTGCAATAACTTCAACTGGTATTGTGACAGGTACAGCTTTTACTGCTGGTAGTGCTGTTCTTGCTGAGGCAGAATTAGAACTATTAGACGGATTAACAGCAGGTACCGCTATTGCTTCTAAAGTGGTTACTACGGATTCCAGTATAGATACAACAGGACAAAGAAATTTAACAATCTCTGGCGAACTAGACGCTGCAACTTTAGACATATCTGGAAATGCAGATATAGACGGAACTTTAGAAGCAGATGCTATTACAATTAATAGTACAGCTATTGGCTCTATTTATGGTGTAATTGCAGGAAGCTCTAGTATTGTTACAACAGGTGCATTAGATTCTGGATCAATTACTTCAGGATTTGGTACTATTGACACAGGATCATCTACAATTACAACTACAGGATTAATTAGTGGTGGTTCATTAGACATTGATAATGTTTTAATTAATGGAACAACAATAGGACATACTGATGACACTGATTTAATAACACTTGCTGATGGTCTTGCTACAGTAGCGGGTGAAATCTCTGTAACAACATTAGATATAGGTGGAACGAATGTAACATCTACAGCAGCAGAAATTAATTTAATAGATGGTGGTACTTCAAGAGGTACAACAGCAGTAGCAAGTGGCGATGGTATCTTAATCAATGATGGTGGCACAATGGCGATGACTAATGTTGATACAGTATCAACTTACTTTGCAAGTCATAGTGTTGGTGGTTCAAATATTGTAACTGTTGGAACAATAGGAACAGGAGTTTGGCAAGGAACGGCTGTTGCTTCTGGTTATATAGCTGCGGATGCCATTACTGGAGCTAAAATTGCTGATGATGCTATAGATTCAGAACACTATACGGATGGAAGTATTGACAATGCCCACATAGCAGATGATGCTATAGATTCAGAACATTATGCTGATGGTTCAATAGATAATGCTCATATAGCTGACGATGCTATTGATTCAGAACACTATGCTGACGGAAGTATTGATAATGCTCACATAGCAGATGATGCTATAGACAGCGAACACTATGCTGCTGGTAGTATTGACACAGCACATATAGCGGATGACCAAATTACATTAGCCAAAATGGCTGGTGGTACAGATGGAAACATTATTAGTTATGACGCAAGTGGAGACCCAGTAGCAATAGCTACAGGATCAGACGGACAAGTTTTAACTTCTACAGGTGCTGGATCACCCCCTGCATTTGAAACATCATCTGGAATAGGAATGGGAAAAGCTATTGCAGCGGCACTAGTTTTCGGTTAAAAGGAACAAAGGAAATAAATTATGGCAATACCTAATATAGTAAATGTAGCAACGATTCATGCAGAAACACTTGTTACTGTTTTAACAACAACTCTAACTACAACTTTAGTTACTGGCGAAGCTGAACATGTGTATAAAATTAATGTTTTAAGATGTACTAACATTACTGATAATGATGCTACAGTTACAGTAGATATTGAAAAAGGTGGAACTCATAAAATGATAGCAAATGAAGTTACAGTTCCAGCAAATTCAGTCGTAGACGTTATAGACAAAACTACTTCATTTTATCTTGAAGAAACAGATTTAATTAGAGGTGGCGCATCTGCTGGTTCTACAATAGATTGCGTTGTATCATACGAAGCCTTGGCAGATTAGGAGAACTAAGCTATGGCTACTAGTTATCCTGATAGAACTAACGCCAGAGGAATCTGGACTGTTGAAGACATCACTAAAAATCTATTAACCGAAGGTACTTTTCCAGATAGTGGACATACACGAGGAATAATTGGAGGAGGTTATGCTGCTCCAGCTCTTATTGCTACTTCTGAAGTTGTAACTATTGCAACAACTGGAAGTGC